TTGTTCTAACCCAGATTCTTGTGCATTCATTACAAATGTATTAAATATAAATAATGATTTACCTGGTTGATAACTCATCACTCTTTTTGATTGTCTAATCACTTTATCACCACTAGCTGTAGTTACATTTAAATTAACGGTAGATTTATTTGCGGTATAAGTAACAGTTCCTGATCCTGTTAAGTCTTCATCAAAGAGACTGTTCTTTGACATTACATTTGAACTATCAAAAATAGTAAATGGATTAGATACTCTTAATCTTCCAAATGCATCATAAGCTGTAGATCCATTTCCACCACCGATAACTGTTGGTTCTACATTGACATTATTACAAGACATTAATTTGACCTCATATTAAACCAAGTAAATCTTTCTACTTCTTGTTTTAATTCTTCTTGAAATGCAAAATTCAATTGGTTTTTTAATGTTTCTAAAGATGCAGTAAGCTGTCTTTGATTACTGACGTCATATTGTTCTTTAGGTTCAGGTATAGGTACAGTTATTTTTGCCATTATCTTCTACCATCTGGTTGAAAATCAAATCTAAATAAACCTAATCTCCAATTTTCATCTGTAGAATTATTAGATATTTTTAAAGCAGCCAATCTTGCTCTAGCTCTTAAATCTACTTTTTGAGTTGAACTATTAATAGTGAAAGGTCCTAAAGGTGAACTTGTTTGTGTATCAGAAGGGTAATCTCTTAATTGCATCGTAATCTCTGCATCGCCTTGTAAAACTTTAAAGTCAGGTACTAATCTTCTAATTTTAATAAAAAACTCACCGTCTCCATTCGCATCTAAATCAAAATCACCTGATTGAATATAAGCAGGTATTGCAGTTTTGTTACCACTTGCATCAACTTCATTAACACCTGTTTCATGTTCGTAGTAAGTAGACTTACCTTGTGATGAACTAATTCCATTTACAGTTGGAAAGTTAGGAGTACTATTTTGTGTAAACTTAGTTGCATAAGGCTTATCAAATACGGCTTGATCTGCATAAGAACTTCTTGCTAATGTTCCTGTAACCCAAGTTTGTTCTAAATAATTATATACTACCATTCGATTATTGAAAGTACTTGAGGCATCTGGATAAAACCATGTTATTTCATTAAATAAACTATTGTGAGAGGCGTACACTTGTTGACCTCCATTGAAATTTAAACCTGGATTAGTTCCTGTTGTTTTAAATACGAAGTCTTCCACGAGACACGGCATTCTTTTAACTGATCCATCAAAAATAAAAAACCCTCCTTCATCTGACATCCAATACACTGTTGTATCAACAAATACTAAAGAATTTTTTCCTATTACACCACAGTTAGATCCCACTTGTCTTATTGAAAAAGTAAAGGGAGGTCCTACAAACTGCATGATATAAGCAGAAGTATCTGTTCCAACAAAAGTATAATCTTTACCTTGAACAGCTCCTACAATTTCAGTCCCAGAATCTAACTGAAAAGTTCCAGCTGTATTAACAGAAGTAGGTTGGTATTCATTTAAATTTTCTTGATCGGAAAATCTTATAAACATTTTATCTTGTGTGGCTTTTGATCCAATTGTTGTTTCAGTTCCTAAATGAAATAAATGCCTATCTCTATCTGATACAATGGTCATTACAGATTTTGTAGGATTATTTGAAATAACTGTAGCTCGTGTATCTAATGCCGTAGCAGATGCAGCAACAGGTTGCCATTGAAAAGATTCTCCATTCATCACAGTAGCGATTAATATTTGTCCATAGTTATCTAAAGACCATAGTCCAGGATCAATTGTAGAATTAGTGGTTGTTCGAGCAGTTCCCCATGTTGAAGATCCCCATAAACCTGCACCCCAACCATATCCTCCTACTTGAACTAAAGGGCCAATTTCAATGTAGGGTAATAGGTCTAAGGTTCCGTCATTCGTGGCTCCTGTCCCAGTTTCCGCTGTAGGCATTTGAATTGTAAATGTAGTTGTGCTAGGTGCAGTTTTTACTTCAAATAATACATCGTCAAAGTCAGTTGCTGTGTAATCTGTATCTGGTGAAGTAAATGAACCTGCGTTTTCAAATGTAATTATATCTCCAGCTTCTAAATTATGGTCACTTACAGTCGTAATAGTTACTGTTGTTGAACCATTAGTAGTCGTTATATTAGCACCTGTTTGTTGTCGGTTTGGGTCTATTGGAGTTATATCGTAAAAAATTCCAGAATAATAAACATATAAACATCTATTTGTTCCAATAGCAGCATATTTTCTACCATCTAAATCAGCCCATGTATGTTGCGCTCTTGCAACTCCTATTAATTCTGAAGAGGTTTCCTGTACCCAACCACCTATTTTTTCAGGTTGACCATATCTAAAACGTACATTGTCTCCATCAACCCAATTATTTTCATTCTGAGTATCGGTTAATTGTTTATTAAATCCTGGTCTAAAAGGTATTTTTGTTAAAGCCATAGCCCTATTTTAGCTGATTAATTAGTACAAATCTACTTACACTATTTGGCTATTATTATATTCCAGTCTAGCTTATCTAACAAGTCTTCAAACAATAAGACCTTAGTATCGTATTTTTTTACATATTTATTTATTTCTTCAATATCAAATATCACCCAATTATTAGTTGTTTCAAACACCATCTTATCTGCATTAGAGTATGTGCTACCAGGTTTACCTAATTTATTATCTGGTATTCTAGCCATACCTCTAACATCAAATTTAAAAATTTGATTAGACTTATTCTTTAGCCTTCCTTGAACATGCCAAAATTTAGGTTGTTTTGGGTAAGTTATATCTTCTAAACAAGTATTAACAAATCTTGTTAAGATAGACACTATTGAAATTTGTAACCTTTAAACCAAGCAGGAAGTCCTAAATGTGGACGTTTGTCAAACATATTTTCTTTTGCACCTTTTGTTTTTCTATTATTATAATGCAAAAATACTTGAACACACTGATTACCTTTAAATTTTTCTCTCCAATGTTCTAGTTCACATCCAGAATAAACTAACATATCTCCTGGTTTTAAATCTACTTTAATACCTTTCATCCCTTCTTTACCAGATGGTTCTAAATAAATTGACCAATCATCTCCTCCAAGATTCATAGTTGTAGATATCTCACAGCTAAATCTATCTTTATGTCTTTTAAGTTCATCACCTTTTTTATAAATTCTTGCATAACTATATGCAGAGTATAGTTTTAATCCTGTAGTTTTTTCCATTAAGGGTTTACATTGTGTTAATAATGTTTCCATAGCTATATCTGAATAACATGAGTATGTATCAGGAATTTGAGCACTTTTATTTTCATAATATCCTAATGTAGTTTCGTAAGGAGATATATATCTAGCTTTTATACAAGTATCATAAACTTGTTTTTTTGTTAAAAAATAATTAGAAACAAAAGCTGCTAAATTTTTATCAATTGCTTTTCTTATTATCGTATATTTATTTTTTTTAAAAGTCATTATCTAAACGGATACCCAAGGTTCCACATAACCAGTGAATATCTCACTCCTTTCGTTACAGGTTTAATTCTATGCCATACAAATGAAGGAAATACAACAATAGAGCCACGGGGAAGTATCTCAGTACAAGTTTGTGTAATTGATGGATCATCTTCATTTCTAAATTGAAATTCTAATTCTCCTCCTTCATAATCTTTTGGATCTGATAAAGAACATGTTACTGATAATTTTCTAATTTTACCATCACTATTTAAATCATTAGGACTATTGTAAGCATGAGCCCAGCTATCACTATGCCAATCATAAAATTGATTTAATTTATATTTTGTAAATTGACAAGACTCTGACCAATCCCAATCAAAATTCCAACCCGCAGCTTGATTAGCCATAGCAACATAAGGTTGTGTTTCTTTATAAATCCATCTATCATTCATCCAAACAATATTAGAATCTCTTTTTTGTTTTAAATCATTTAACTGTTTTTTATTTAATTTAGAATTATTATTTTTTTTATGTTGAGTGCCTGTAAGAGCTATTTGTTCTTGTTGTTTATTACCATATTTAATAATTTCATCACAAAGTCTAGGTGTTAAAGCAGATTTAAAATAGTAATAATAATTGTATAGGTTCATAATTTCTTAATTGTATATATATACAATTTACAAAAAATATACAATATTTATGAAATATTAATTACCTGTAGCTACCCAAGAAGATGAGTCTGGATTCCAAGCAAATTCATTGTTTTGATCATCATAACCCAACCATCTTAAATTAGCTTCGTCCCACTGTATTGTATATGGTGCATCATCCCCATAAGTAAGTATTGTTGGTTCTGCTACAGGAGCTTGCCAATCATCATTAGAATCTAATGACCATGAAGCAAAAGGCTGTGGTGCGATAAACTTATCTTTAGACTCATCGTACCTAAAACCTTTACCAGCGTAATTTTTTCTAAAATTTTTATTGTAAGAAGTTTGTTTCCAAGTGCCTGATCCAAAGAAATTTTGACACCATGTTTCTCCATCTACATGCATATCATTTTCACCTAAAGGCCCATTAGAAGTTTCTACATCATTACCTACTACAATAACTCTTTTTACAATAAGATGTGTATCGGATGTAAAACCTGTTGGGTCTGTTTTTGATTCTAGTTCTGCAAAATGTGCCATAATATTAATTAAAAGTTAAAGTTCCTGAAACTGTAAATGTTGCAACTGTAGCTGCTCCATCGGGAGCTACTGTATTGGTACCTGGTGTAACGGACATAGGTGCACCTGATGGTGATCTAATAATAACTATACCTGATCCACCATTACCACCTTGGTGTGCTCCACCACCGCCCACAACGTTAATCGGTCCACAACCGCCACCGCCGCCACCAGTGTTAACTGTTCCTGGAGATCCAGCACCGCCAACTCCTCCATTTCCACCGCCACCATTTCCGCCAGTTCCTGCAGCAGCGTAATTCCATCCCCCGCCTCCGCCTCCGCCAGCGTAAAAAGTTGCGGATCCTGAAATTGCATTTGGTACTCCAACTCCTCCTGGACCACCATCGTTACCGCTTGGATTAGCGGGTGCAACTGCTCCTGCACCTCCGCCTCCTGCAGATCCTCTACTTGGAAAGTTTGGACCTTGACGACCATCATTTCCCTGAGGTGGACTTGTTGGAGGTGTATTACCTAAACCTGCAACACTTCTTGGAGTACTAGATGTTGCTGAAGTTCCTCCACCAGAACCCCCATCTGCTCCAGGTGATTGGTTTCCTACAGCTCCACCACCACCGCCTGTTGATGTAATTCCAAAAGGTTCAGGTGCTGCAAAAGATGAATCATTTCCATTATCTGCTGTTCCATTTGCAGGACCATCTGGTACACCTCGACCATCTCCTCCTGCTCCTACTACAATATTATGGGTTCCTTTTGCTGCGGATAAAATAGTACCTTGTAAAGGTGCTGGACCAAAACCAGAAGCTCTATAGCCTCCTGCACCTCCTCCTCCACATCCAAAAGATGACGATGAAGCATGTCCTGCTCCGCCACCACCGCCTGCTACAATCATATAATCGACAGCTACAACTGCTTGAGCTCCTCTAAACTGACCAATAGAAATTTGTCCTGAACTTGGAATAGGACCATTAGGTGCAGGGGTAGCTGCAGGAACATTTGCTCCTCCAGAATAGTATTCAGATAAAGATATAGGATTAGACCCACCAAACTCTGTTTGAATGTCTGATAATCCAACGTTTGTTGAAGGAACTGGCATTATTTATTTTCCTTAGTTAATTTTTCTACTTTATCAGATAATACTTTAACTGCTTCAATTAATAAACATGTCAGTCTATCATATTTTACAGCTTTGATACCATCTGGTCTTTGTGCAACTGCTTCTGGTAAAACTTTTTCAACTTCTTGAGCAATGACTCCAACATCTTTTTTTCTAACAAAGTAACCATCTTCACCACCTCTTTGATCTATATATTCTTTTTTCCAATCAAATAATACACCATTTAATTTTTTTAAAGACTCTATTGGATCAGGTATATTTGTAATATTTTCTTTAAGTGCAACGTCTGAAGAATAAAAAGCAGTTACATCATTAGTTGCTCTAATTTCTCCTGTAGTTCCTGAAGCAGCAGTTCCAACTCCAAATGAATCAAATTGTACGTCATTACCTGTTCCTAAACTTAAAGAATTTCTTGCAGTCGCTCCAGATTCAGTAACAAAATTAGTTCCGTCTCCTACTATAAAATTCCCATTTGTAACTGCTAGATTAGATAGATCTTGTAATTGTGCTGTATTTTGAAATATTTCAACAACATTAGTTCCATCAGAATAGACTATAGCTGCATTTTTTTCTGTAGTTCCAAATGTAAAGCCTGTTCCTGAAACAGTTTTAAATTGAACTGTAAAAGCTCCTGTTGTTCCATTTATTAAAATATAAGTTTTTTCAATTGAATCAGGAATTGTTACAATTTGATTGCCTGTAATTGTTCCTGTAAATTTTATAACAGCATTTCTTGCATTAGATAAAGTAGCATCCGTCATAGCAAGAGGAGTTGTTTGAGCTACTCCTGCAATAGATACTTCTTGATATCCAGCAATTGCTTGTTGGACTAAATTTAAATTTGTGTTGGTTTTATCGCCCCATGTCCCAGAGTTTTCCCCTGTGACCATTAACTCTAAACCTAATTCTGAATAACTTGATGGCATAATTTAATTATATCCTTATTAAGCTGCTCTATCAACCTCAGTCCATTTATTGTTAACCCCAGGATTTATTTCACTCCAAGCGGTAATGAGTACAGAACCTAATTCCGTTGACATTGAAACACCTGTGGTTTCAGCACTTGCATCATCTGCGGTTGCTTGACCTACAGCGGTTGATAATTCTACACCTGATACAGTGTACGTTGAATTATGGTCTACGTCACCCACTGCTGTCGTTAATTGAATTCCTGTAACAGAAACGTTTCCTGTACCTGTTAAACTTACATCTCCCGCTACAGAATTTAAATTAATTCCAGTAACAGCAACATCAGCATCTGCATCCGTGTCTTCGTTTCCAATAAAGGTATTTAAAGCAATTCCTGTTACAGGAACATCCGCGTTTGCTCTAGCAATCTCATTTCCAATTTGGAATGTTAAACTAACTCCTGTAGTAGGAACTTCAGTTAGAGGGAAAGCTTCAACGTCACCTGCAGATGGTGTTAAATTAATTCCAGTAACAGAAACATCAGCATCTGCGTCTGTATCTTCATTACCTATAGTGGTCGTTAATAAGTTTGTTGCAGGTATGATATCAGCATTAGCTGTTACAATAACATTTTCAGGTGCAATAGTGCTTGGACTTTCTGAAGCAAAAGGTGCCTCAGCAAAAGCTGTTAAAGTGTCTTCGTAAGTTGTAATATTTGTAACAGTTAAATTACCCGCTGAAGTAACTTCAACTGTAATATCGGTAAAAGATTCTTCATCACCAACTGCAAAAGTTAATGAATTTCCTGTTAAAGATACATCAACAACAGAGCTTCCGTTAGCTGTAGCTACAGTACTTGTTAAACTTTCTCCTGTAACACTAGCGTCTGCATTCGCCTGTGCAGTTGAATTTTCAATTTGAGAAGTTAAAGCTATTCCACTTGGGTAAGCAATTACATCCGAAGCTTCTGCACCAAAAGGTGTCTCTGAATATGCACTAACTCCTAGAGCCATAAATTAGGCTCCTTTTTTAAGTTCTTCTATTTCTTTTTTAAGTTCTTTTACAGATTCAATTAATACTGCACAAAGTCTTTCATATCGAACTGCTTTAGATCCATCTTCTCTTGTTGCAACAAGTTCAGGTAAAACTGCTTCTACATCTTGTGCAATTACCCCAACTTCTTTTTCATCTTTTAGATGTGCATTTTTTTCTAAAGCTTCTTTTGTCCAGTTATAGTAAACACCATTTAATTTAGAAACCTTATCTAAAGAATTATCAATGTTTACAATATTTTGTTTTAAATTTCTATCAGAAGTGTTAAAAGCTGTAATATCTCCTGTGGCTGTGATAGCACCTGTTACTGCTAAAGTAGATCCATCAAATGTCATATTTGCTTCTGCATTCATACCATCAGTGCCAGTTGCAGTAACAACTCTGTTGTTTGAACCATTGGTCATGAAGTCAGATACATCAACAGAAATAGAGTCTGCTGCAACGTCAATACCAGTCCCCGCACCAACGGCTAGTGATCCAGATGTTGTAACAGATCCTGTTAATCCATTTCCACCCGTAACTGAAGTTACAGTACCTGTATTTGTAGTAAATCCAGAGTCATTATTAAATCCTGAAATATTAATATTTGCTTTTGTTAATTTCTTTTGAGCATTTACGGAGTCTACTACAACAAAAAAATCTCCGTCTGCATCTGAAGTGGAAGTTGTAAGTTCGGATAAATCAACATCAATCGCATCTGCTGTGACATCAATAAGAGCACCTGCTCCAACATTTAATGTTACATCTCCAGAAGCTCCACCACCTGTTAAACCATTTCCCGCTGTAACTCCTGTAATATCACCAACGTTAATAGAGCCACCTAAAGCAGTTGGGGTTCCGTTGATTGTAATTGAATCATTAGCTAAAGCTGTGTTTGGAATAGCACTTAATCTATCATTAGGAACCGTTCCACTTGCTAAATCCGAAGCATCTAAATTAGTTAAATTTGCTCCACTGATTGCTGGTAAAGTCGCTGGAAACCTTGCATCAGGAACCGTTCCTGAAGATAAGTTAGAAGCATTTAAAGAAGATCCATCAATAAATCCACTGTCATTATTAAACCCTGAAATAGCTATGTTGCCTTTAGTTAATTTCTTTTGAGCACCTACTGAATCTACAACTGCGAAAAAATCACCATCAGCATCAGCTGTAGAAGTTGTTAATTCATTTAGATCTACTGCTAAAGTTGGAGTAGACCCTTCGCCAGAAGCTGCTCCTGTGATACCTTCTCCTGCAGTAATAGTTGCTACATAGTCTCCAGTAGTATCTGTCGTTAATGTAACTGTGTTTAATTCTGCAATTGATCCTAGTCCTAATGTCGTTCTTTGTGCTGCAGCATCCGCATCATCTAATAATGCTTTACCTGCAGTTGTTAAATCAAAAGTTCCTGCAGTGCCTGAACCTGTAAATTGAATACCTTTATCTGCTGCTGAAGTTAATCCTCCAATTGCAGCAAGTTCTGCATCAAGTCTTGCATTAGCTACTGTTCCAGTTGCTAAATTATCTGCATTTAAATTTGTTAAGTTAGACCCATTGTTTGCAACAATGTTTCCACTTGAATCAAGGATAACGGCTTTGGATGCTGGTAATGTACAAAATACATTTTTAGTTCCTGCAGAAAAGTTTACTTTAGCATCACTATTAGATGATGATATAATTGTGTCTCTTGATAAAGTACCTGCACCAACAGTTCCAAGTCCTACTTCAAATTCACCGTTTGAGTTTACAATTGAGTAATACGTTGTGTTTGTATTTCCAATTGCAGATGAAAAAGTTTCAAAACCAGATACTGCTCCTGCAAGTGTAAAAGTTACCGTACCAGTAGTGGTAGAGGTTTCTTTTACTCTATCATTAACAACCAAAGCCATTTAAACTCCTTTATGATATTCTTAAAATTGCAGCAGATGTCGTAAAGTCAGGGAATTGGATAGTAAATGTTCCTGATGTTGCAGTTTTATCACCACCAAAATCCAAAACACAAACTGATGGATCACCAGCTACTGTGTCGTTATAAATTACTGCACCTCTCGCTGTTAATGTTACCCCTGTAAATGATAAATCATTAAAATCAACGATCGCTACGCCTGATGCAACAGAAGTTTGTTGACCAGTTAATACTCCGCCACCAGCTGTATATTGTCCCGATGGTGCCACTTCGCTTCCTGTTGTGTATGAAGTTGTCGCTGCGGATAAATTTGCAACTGATGTATAAAGTGCTAATTTAAAAGTGTTTCCACCTGTATCTAAATCATGTACTCCGTCTAATAACTCTTTTTTAAAAGAATTTGTTACTGCTTGTGATATTGCCATGTTATTACTCCTTATATTTAATTATTGGGTGAAGGTGAAGGTATTTTAACCCTTGGTACTCCATCCACAAATTCGTCTCTTCTTCTTCTGCCCATTTGTTCTAAAGCATAAGATTGAATAGCTTCATTATACCTGTTTTGATATAAGTTGTACATATCGGCAGGTCCTTTTAAGTAACCATAAGCTTCAACTAAACAAGCATATAAAATTAAATCAGGCGCTTTATTAGATAATTCTGTAGTTTGATTTGTAGTACTTAAAGCAGGGGGAGTTACAATGTAATTAAGTTGAATTACATATGCGGAATTAGGTGTTGGAGCTACAACAATACTATTTGCATCCCAATTAGCCCAATATTTAGGCAATCCTGTTGTTCCACCATTATTATACTCTGAAATAAAACTAGTATCTCTTTTATCTAAAAAAGTTCTATCGGAACCATTAATCACCTGCACAGATCTGATAATTTGCGTATCTGGTAAAGTGACATATCTGTTACCACTAGTAAAATTAGAGGTAGCATATTTTCTAGCATAATCAGCATCTACTTCTCTAAATATTCTAAATTCAGCATCTCTAATAAAACCGTTAACAATAGTAGACGTTAATACATTTGAATCAACTTCTGTATAATCTCTAATTTTTTGTACAAGTTCTGCGTAAGTCATATTATGTAATTGTTATTGTAACATTTCCTACTCTAGTTCCAACCTGTCTCTTATTATTTTCTTCAAGAGGTGAAGTTGAGGGTTGCATTCCATTTGAAGTAAATTGACCATCCCAATATTGTGGATCAAGGTACACGGTTACTGGTGCAGCTCTTTGTGGTCTAGCATTCCATAAAGCGATAGGATCAGCTTTTTTAGGTCTAGGATCTAATTGTGGATGTTTAGCTTCAAACTCTGAAATATGCACCCATGAACCATTCCATTCTTTTACCATTTCTTTATATGGAAAAGCTTGTCCTGATCTATCTGATATGGATTGTGCGAATCTTCCTTTAGCGTATGCCATTATGACCCCTGTGGAAAGTAAACATTAGGTGTGATGTAAACAGAAGTTCTTTGTCCATCTTCTTCTAACGCTCTTTTTAATTCATCTTCGTATAATAATTTTAATGCTTGTATTCTATCAGGTGCAATTTTTTGTGATAAATAAAATGCTAAACCTGAAACCATGCATGGATAAAATCTGTAAGGCATATCCGTTGTGTTTGAATAAGCTCCTGCATCTTCAATTCTAGCAATGTAATAATAAAAAACATTTGTAACTGCAGAAGTATCTGGAGCTAAATATAAAGTTATAGTTGGTGCAATTTGTCTATTAACATAATACTGAGAAGGTGTTCCTGAATCAGATTTATTTGGAATTGCAATGTATTCAGATCTAGAAATTTTAGTTAAAGATTGTTGTGTACCCCCTGTCGTAGTTACAACCATTTCTAATACATCACTACAATCACTAGGTGTAGTGTATGTTGCTTGTCCATTAACTAAAGTTTCAGTTCGTGACTTTACTTTCCAAAGGTTAATACCTCTGTTACCCCATTCTGAAAATAAAAGATTTAAACTTCTTCTTGCTGATTTAATATCGTGACCAGAATTAGTTCTTACGCCACATCTTTCGTAGGCTTCTTCGATTGTTTCATCAATCGTAATATTAAAACTTGTAGTCCCAGATGTAGCCATGTCATGATCCTAAAATTATATTCTGCCAGACATTTTGTAATTTTTATGTCCGCCACCCATTAAACCGCCAGCTTTTGCTTTTTTCATTTTTTTAAAATCTGCGCCTGTAATTTTATCTTTAGGCTCAGCCACTGCAGCTAGTTTTTTCTGTTTAGGTGAAAGTTCTTTATCTTTTTTCATTACATTACTCCTTTTATAAATCTATCATACCACCATAATATAGTTTAGTAAATGCACCCTTAGATGCCATTGTCTTAACATTATCTGGTTTAGGGCCACTGTTGGACGCTTGGCGCTTTCGTGCGACAGCACTCGCCTTTTCTGACTTTGTCATCCGTGTGGCTTTTGCAAGTGGTACACATTTTGGATACTTTCTTCCTTTTGAACCACTGGCTGATTTTCTTCCACATTCTTGGTACTTTCCTCCTTTTTTAGGTGCACCTATATCCACCCATTTTTCTTTAAACCATTTATCTAGACTCATTTGAGTAGGTCACCATAATAATCTTCATATGATTTATTAGACACGTATGAGTCATCAGCTAGTGTAGATTTTATATGACTACCAAAATACTCTGATCTTTTTTTGTATTCTGCTGGAGTTTCTGTCTCCATTACTGGACGATGAATTTTGGCATGATCGACCATAACACCTAATTTAGCTTTTTTAGGACCCCAGTCTTTTCTTTTTACACCCGAAGGATCTTTTATTTTACCCGCACAAATCTTACTAGCATATGCGTTTGCATACGCTGACGGATAAACTTTGAATTTTCTTTTAGCGGCCGCTTTGCCTCTAGCACATAGTTTTGTCATCGTGTCTAAGCCTCTTTCGGTTGTACAACTTCTTAGATTGTACCACTTTTGGTTTAAACAGTAAACGTCCTGCTAAGAGCATTTTTGCGATAGGGTTTCTTAACTTGAAGTTTCTTTTTTTCTTGTTTTTTCTCGGTTCTCGCGCCACGTAATTTACCTTCAATTTGTTTTGGCATTTGTGATCTTGTTATTCCCATTACAATATATCCTTAAATTTTCCTATAACTGGTTTATATTTGACTTTACCCTCAGATCTAAATGCATGCAAGCAACTTGCTCTTCTTTGTTCAGGAATATAACTACAATGAATCCAACCACTATTTGGTTCTCCTGGATTATAAAACTCTAATATAAGTTGATCATATTCTAAATTATCTTTTATCCAATCTGCAACTTCTGCGTTATCTACACCAGGACATTCAAAGTCTGCAGCTTCTGCTTTTGTATGCTGACTATTAATAGAACTGCCTACGGCTAAACATAATTCACCGCTGCGAAATCCGCTAGTCACAGTAACTCTTCCAAATCGATCTCGTACAGGTTGTAATATATTTTCACAAAGTATTTTTAATTTTTCTACTTGGTCTGCTGATGGATTATTATTTATACCCTTACGAATAGCTGTATCTGATTTTGTTAATTCTGAAAGAGTAAAATTACGAGAAAGGTTCATTTTATTTTGGTTGTATAATATTTTCTATATATAAGCTACCATCAATATTTTTACCTATATTAGCTTCAACTTCACCACACATCAACTGTTGATCCTCTTGATTTATATGCCTTTGAGCTTCTCTTTTATGTTTTAAACAATCACTCATTGAGTTTTGAATTCTATGTTCAAGAAGTTCTCCATTTACAAATAAACATAATGCAATAACTAATTTCGCCATTCACACTCCTCGTATTCATTATTATAATCGTACTCTTGAAAAGTACCTTCGTTAATGCCCGTTTCCATTTCCATTAGCAAATTTAATATCTCTTGTAGCGTCTTTTAATTTTTCTATATCTTTTTTTAATTTTTCTATTTCTTTTTCATGATTATCTAACATTACACCTGTATGTACATTTTCTTCTAACATTTCTTGCATTTTTTCAATTTGTTTTGCTTGCCATTCCAAGATCATAAATTGTTCTTGATCAATAGGCTTTTGAACAGATGCCTCTAATAAATCTTTTTCAAATAACTGGTTTTTAGTTTCTAATTGATT